CCTTCTACAATAGTATCTTTTTGTGTTTGTAAATTATCAATTGCTGCCTGAGCACCTGCTGTTGCCCAAGTAGTATCTGGATAAGTCAGAGTAGGTAATTGATCTGTACCATTTTCAATTACATCTTGTATAATTTGTAGCAAATCTTCTGCTCTAGTAACCTCAGCTGCTGTTGCAGCACCTGCAACATTATCTTGTGTTTCTACAGTTTGTTCTGGATCTGCTACTGTTACATCCAACAATACATCGCCTAATAGTGTTTTTACCCAACCTAGTGCTTGTGCAGTTTCAGTTTGTTGTCCTGTTACTTGGCTCGATGTACCTACATAGTAACTTTGTGCTGCTTGATAGGTTGCTGCATTACCGCCATATAAAATGTCATATGTAAGAGCATCAATGATATACTTTGTATCTCTATTACATTTTGCACTATCAAATGTAAAGTCTCTGGTGAATGTAAAGTTTATATAATCAATTACAAGATTTTGTAAATCTGCTGTTTGTCCTGTTAGTAAAGAAAAGTCAGCTTGCAATTGAACAGGTGTCCAACTTAAATCGGTATCATTATCAGAAGGTAACACTGAAATGTCTTCTGAGTTTATAACATCTTCTACATACTGAATCAAGTTATCGGCAGTACCTGCTGGAATAGGTCCTGCGCCACCAAGACTTACATCTTGTACTATTCCGGTTTGTTCTAACGTTCCGTGAGCAATATTTTGAATAACATCTGATAATACATTTGCTAATTCGTTATATGCTGCAACAGTTGCTACTTTCTGTCCTGCACCTAATTGACTTTCAGTGCCTACATAATAACTTTCTGCTGCTTGCTTTGTTGCAAGATTACCTGGATACAAAATATCATAACAAATAGCATCAACAATATATCTTACATCTCTTGCGCATTTATCCTCGTCAAATACTAAACTTGGATAATTGTTTGTTACGTATGCTGTTGTTTCTGCTGCAAGAAAATCTCTGTTGATTTGTAACTGATCTACAGCTAGTGCAAAGTTTGCATTTATTCCACTGTCAGGGAATATAATAGCATCTGCTGCTGTGTCGGTACTTACTACACCATTGTTTATAATATCAAGTATCTCGTTGAAACCTGCTTTTGCTCTAGATTTAAATAAACTAGACAATCCATTAAATGTTTCGTCAATTCTGTCTCTTAGATATTCAATTGCTTTTACAGTTTGTAAATTTTGTCCACTTAGTACATATGAACTATTTGCACGTTGATATGCTAGGCCAGCTGTAACACTGTTATAGTTTGTTCCAATTGCAGCATCATAAGACACTGCTTCAATCATTATAGCAACATCTCTTTCACACTTGGCTTCATTGTAAATAAATGACTGGAAAGTGTTAGCAATAAAGATAGAAACGTTTTCTTGTAGTGTTTCTTTATTGCCTTTAATTGTGTTATAAGCCTGTTGCTTTTCAGTTGATGCCCATGCAATGCTTGGCATTTGTGTTGCTGGAACACTGTCTAAGTTACCAGCTCTAATTACATCTTCTATAATTTGAACTAACCCTTCGGCGTCATCTGATTCAGTTGAACTTGCAGGTGTGCCTGCTGTATTTTGTGATTCTGCATTTGCAGGTGTTTTAACAACTGCTGCTTCAATAACAATATCACCTATAATATCTTTCAATCTAGCATAAGCATCAGCTGTTGCTGCTTCTTCGCTTGGACTTCCTAGTTGGCTAACTCCATCAACAAAATAACTGTTAGCAACTGTGATAGTTGCACTGTTTCCACCGTATAAAATGTCGTGACATATAGCATCAACAATGTATCCTACATCTCTTTCACATTTTACACTATCGTAAGTTAGACTTGGAAAGTTTGCTGCAATCCATGCTGTAATTTCTCTTATAATGAATTGTTTGTTCGCAATAAGTTGATCTTTTGCTTCGACAGCATTAGGTGTTGGTAGCACACTTGGAGTAGGAAATACCAGTGCATCTGCGGCTGTATCTGTGCTGATTACACCGTTTTCTAAAATATCAATAACTTCATCCATTGCTGCATTTGACAATGGTTCTACAACATCAGTAAGTCCTAACAACACTAATTGTTTTTTAAGTTCTTGTAATGATGCTACTGTTTGTATTTTTTGTGTATCTTGCAAATAAGCATTACTTGCTCTTTGATACGCTAATCCTGCAGTTACACTGTTGTAATTTGTACCTAAACTAATGTCTAGTGCAACAGCGTCTGCAATCAGTCCAACATCTCTTTCACACTTTGATCTGTTAAATGTAAAGTTTTGGTAGTTGTTTTGTATAAATGAAACTGCTTCTGCTGCAAGGAAATCTCTATTATTCTGTAGTTGTGCTTTTGCTTCAATTACACCTGCACTTGCACCCGTTGGGTTAGTAAATGTAAGAGGATCGGCACTGGTATCAGTGCTTACTACACCATTGTTTAAAATATCAATTACTTCGTCAAAGTTTGCTTCAACTGCTGTCTGTGTAGCAGCATCACCTGCTGTTGCAAGACTTGCTTCACCCTTTGCGTAGTTTAGAGCCGCGGTTGTTTCTGCCAACTGATCTGCCACAACTTTAGTACTATTAGCTCTTTGATATGCTAATCCATTGGTTACAGCGTTATAGTTTGTACCAAGCAATGCGTCATAACCTGCACCGTCAACTATAATTCCTGTGTCTCTGCGACACTTTGTTTCATCATATGTGAAGTTATTTGCATTGATATACGCTACAACATCTTCTTGTAAGAATGCACGGTTAGCAACCAATTGTTCGTGTGCATTTATCAGTGCAGTTGCAGCAGGACCTGGTGTCGGATATAAATTTCCTTCACTTGGTAATTGATCATATTCGATTATGTTTAGAATATCATCAAACAGATTGCTTACAGTTTGTTGGAATGTTGCATCTCTATTTGCTGCCTCTACTGCTAACTTGCCTGCATATCTCAAAGCAATAATTGTAGCAGGTTTTTGTTCGGTATTTAGGTATGCAACGTTTGCTCTAGAGTATGCAAGGCCTGCTGTAATACTATGATGGTTAGTGCTTAGTAGTGCATCCCTGTATACAGCATCAACAAGATAGCCTACATCTCTTTCGCACTTTTCAACATTGTATGTAAGTGTAGGATTATTAGCAAGATTGTAATCTATTGCCAACCCAATGTTATTTGACACTTGAGATAGTATCTCATTGTATGCTTCTACTTGTGGAATAGGTTCATCTTCTACAAGAGGGTATGTTTTAGCATCTAAATTTGTTAGTGCTTGCTCGTTGATTACTAATTCTAAATTTTGTATCAATCCTGCTAGAATTGTTGCTTCAACTTGAGTTGCATCTCCGCTTGTAAAATCTTGCGATTCTACATTTCCTACTGTTGCAGTAACAGTTAAACCTCTCACTAAACGTTGTGAGATAAATCTTACTCTTGCAAAAGAATCTTCAATTGCAGAAATCTGTCCTGTTGTAAAGTTAGACCAAGTAACATTATTAAAGATATATTGTGTCTCTTGTACAGTAGCAGTGTTACCTCCATACATTACATCATAACTTAGTGCGTCTACAAGATTTTCAAGATGTGCAGTCCATTCTGCTACATCATATGTAATTGTATCACTTTGTGTGTCTAGATAAGCAAACCATTCTGCAACAATAAAATCTTTATTTGCCTGTAAATGATCTTTTGCATCTATACCATTTTGTCCTGATCCAACCGAAGCTGGATAGGTCGATACAATACCCGAACTATCGCCGTCATCTACAACATTTTTCAGTATGTTTATTGTTTCTGTAACAGCAGCAAGTGCTGGCCCATTTGCTTGAACTTTTGCTAATGCACTAAACAATTGATACAAATAATCAAAGCTAGATAAGAACATACTTCTAAAACGTGGACGATAAGTAAATTCTTGTGCTTGTCTTACAACATTGTGATTACTACCGTGGGCAACATAATATGCCATCTCAGTTAGTATTTGTGTTAGTTCTGTGGTATATGTAGATTGATTATAACTTAGTTCAGTGAATTGGTCATTTATATAAGCAGTCAACTCATTTATAATAAAGTCTCTGTTAGCAAGGATATTATCTTTTGCTTCAATAACTTCATCGTCAATAAGCGTTAAATCGTTCAAACTATCAGCAAGATCGCTACCTAAATAATTTGTGTAACTACTATCACCTGCATTTAGTGTATCAACAATAACTGCAAATCTTTGATCAATTTCTTCTTTCATTGCAAGATTATCAGTTAGTGCTTTCATTTCATCACGAGTAGCTTCGATACCATAAATTGTAGGAGCTAACTGATCAAGAATAACTTTTCTACTTGTACTACGTAAGTAGCTTGTTGCTGCTGCGGTACTTTGATAATATGTACCAAACACAATATCACTTGTTACTGCGTCAATAATTCTTCTAATATCACGTTTACATGTTTCAACATTGTATTTGAAAGGATTTACAGATATTTCATTAGCAGTAATGTAATAATATGTGTCATCACCTTCAAATTTAATAATACTACCTGTTTGAGGTTTGTCTCTCAAACTTGCAACTTCGATTATACTATTGGTTCTTAAATTTACATCTGCTGTTGCATCAACGCTTGCGCCGCCACCGATAAATCTAACCTGTGGAATTTCAGTATATCCACTTCCTGGATCAACAATACTTACAGCAGATACAGTGCCTGTTGTAAAGTCAACCTGAGCTGTACCAGTTGCTGTTGTGCCGCCTGCACCAAGTGGTGGATCAAATTCAACTGTTGGTACACCAGAATAACCTAAGCCTGGGAAGTCTAAGGTAACACTTGCAACTTGTGAATAATAATTTTGTGTTGGAACAGCAGTAGTATATGCAACTGGATAGAAGCCATCTGCAACAACACCTTCTGTACCGAAGTCACTAACACTGTTTGAAATTGAAAGGTAACCGCCCTTGGTTGTTAGGAAGCCTACACTACAGAAAACCGAGAAGCAACTAACAATCTGTGTATAACCAAAGTTTGTAATATGGAAACCAATACCACCTTGTGAAATCTGTGTAAATGCGTCTGCAACAAATGAGAACACCAACGATGCCGGATCATATTCGTCACCGTCGACAAGTATACCACCACCGCCACCTGTTGGGTTGATTTGCTTTTCTACCGGAAGACTTGGATTATCTTCTAATGTAAGAGGTCTTGCGCCTGGTTCAATTCCAGGAATTTGAACTGTTTCAAAAGGAATAAATTCAGTGCCATCTTTTAACCAAGGACCGTTCATATTTGTACAGTTTTGCACATATGGAGATGTTGTAACAAGAGCGCCTGGACGAATTCTTGCACACCAACCTGGATAGCGTAGTCCTCTAAATGTCATTTGGAATAGATAACAACCGTTACCCATAAAGAACAAGTCGTCTGTGTTGTTCTTAGGAAAAATTCTTGTGTTACGTAATTCGCCTTGTCCTGAGACAGTTACAAAATCACGAAGTGTGATAGGATTGTTTTCATAATAGTCGCCAGGAGCAACTATAATTAAACTACCTTCTGGAGCAACTTCTGCTGCTTTTTTAACACTGGCAAAAGCACCGTTTTTGTCTGCGCTTTGCCCGTCATTGTCATCACTTCCGTCTTCTGTTACATAGTAAACATTTCTTGTTTTAGGACCGGAAGCATCACCTGTAACAACCATATCGGCATCAATTCTAAATTGTTTTCCCTCATCGAGGTTCATTTCCATGTTGCCGTCAGCTGTCAAGATAAATGTATTATCTCCAACCTTCCTGCTATGTATCGACTGTCTCTTTATAAAACTCATTTAAACTTCCAAAAAACTCAATGTTGCTGATAAAACTGTAGGTGATGCACCTACACATACTACTGTGTCGCCTTCTTCTAAAATCAATCTTTCTGCTGAAAAAGTAAATGTATCAGCACTATCAATTGGCAAATCATTTATAATACGATTTGCATCTGATTTTGATTGACCATCAGGTATAACATGAATATCAACTTTAGTATCGTTTGTTCCGCTACCATCATTGATACCGTTATTACAAACAATAATTGTTGTAAGAGCATATTTTTTTCCAGCAGGAACAGTGACTAAAGTTGTGTCTGTTGAGAGTATATTTGCATTCACTATTGCCATCTTTATTCCTTAAAATATAATACTGTATAGCAGGGCTTTATTCCTACTAACAAATTCGTCTTGTGTGCCATCTTGGTTGATAAAAAACAATCCAGTTCCGCCATCTCCTAGTGTTTTACTGTAAAGTGTAACACCTTCTGCAGGAGGATCAGCAGGATCTGATTCAAGCATAAAGTTTTGCCAACCATCGATTTGTACTTGTCCTGTTCCGCTACCACGCAGTCTGATATTGCTATCGATACTACTTGTTGTAACAACAGGAACATCGCCAGGGTCATTTATAATACGCAATGTACCAAACTCTACTCTGCTATCAAAAAAGTTTGTAAAGTTTGATCCATCTAAAGTAATAACAACTTTTGTATCACCGCCGTCAATGTCAGCATCAAATACCTCTACGCTGCTATCATCTTTTTCAATTTTTGATTGGAAAAAATAATTATGATAGCTGTCTACATATTCAACAACACCAGTGGCGTTTATAAGTGCATCTTCTTTTCCGGCATTTATTGCACCAGCAAGAAAATTTATTTCCTTGTCTAGCGGATCAGGTGAAGTGTAATTCCAAATTTGACGCTCATAATCTGTTGTATCAAATGCTACAACAACACCAGTACCTTGACCAAGTAAATACAAATCTTCATTTGTATCTGTCATTATACTGCTGGCATGAATACCTGCGTAATCACCGTTGCCTAATTTAAAGATAAAAGCACCTTCTGTTGAGTCAGGTTTACCGCCTGCTCTAATGGTGCTAATTTCTTCATCATAGAATACTCTAGCATCAAATCTGTCTGGGCCACGTCCTATAATCAAACCAGCTTGGCGATCGTAGCCATCAAGCAAATCTGTAATACCGCCGTCACCGCCGGGGTCATTACTATTGATTGTAAGTGTCTTATCTGCAATGGAAACTTCTGTTGACTCAACTGTAGTTGTTGAACCAAACACATCCAAGTCGCCTGTAATTTTTACTTTACCGCCTTCGCCAGTATCTAATACAATCTCACCGTTTTCGTTGATTTGTATCGTATACTTGTCGACACCTATCTGGTTAAAACGCTCAGCCATCTAAGTGCTCCTTAAACTGCTGTTAGTACAATATAATCGCTTGAACTATCGTTTTCTAAAACCCAAGTGTATCTGTTACCTGAAAAATCTGTTGCAATTCTTTTTGTCATTTTTGCAATCGGAGTAGGTGCTGCACCGTTTCCGCCTACATAGCCGTTGATTCTCATTTCGCCATTGCTGTTAGGAATCGTACTTTGTAGTACAAGTGGACCTAAGTTTGTTCCTGCTTGATTTTTACAAGTAAATGTTTTTGCGCCACGCTGTTTGTAAATGTATGCATAGTTTGTTGTTGTGTTGTATGTTGCATCAGTGTATGCAGTTCCGCCTGCATATGCTTCTACTCTAATACCTGTTGCTGATCCTAATGGTGTACCAATAGCGTCAGTTCCAAGTACATCTTTTTTTAGTGGACGTCCCATTGTTTTCTCCTTATGTTGACGTTCTAGGTCTACGCAGTGGGTTCTGCATAAGTCCTCGACGAGGCTCATTACCTTATCATAAGTATTTATCATTTTTCTCTGCAACGCCTTGTCTCCAAGGTCTTACAGCGCCACCACAGCGTGTGAGTCAAGTTACTGCCTATGTGAAGCAGCGTTTCCTTGCACTATCTAACTCGGACCGTCGTCTTTGTTATGTTTTAAATATAGCATATAAAAAAAGAAAGTCAACCAGTTTATTCAACTTTTTTTAAATTTTCTGCATGTTTTCTGCCATTTTTTTCTACTGGCTCGTATTCAACTCTATCACCTAACACAAGTTTGTGTTCTTTTTTCTTAAACAAAACATCGTGTCTATTTTGTCCCCATTCGTCAGGACGTATCAATCCGTGTATTCCAATAAATTTATAAACTTGTCCTGTAACTATCATTACATCATCTCCAATTGCAATAGTGTTTGATCTAGTTTGCCAAAGTTGTAAAGATGTATAGGATTATCTCTCAAATCTTTTACAAACTTTACAGTGTTAAATCCTTTTGTGCTTACATATGTCAATCCACGTAAGTTGCCAACTGCATACGCCACACTATCAGTGAGTCCGCACAATCTTGCATATTTCCAAAGACCTTCTAGTGTACAGTTGGTTGCTATGCCAAACCGTGTTTTCTTTTCCCAAGTGTTTAGTAAACGGGGATTAAAACACAACTGACTTATTCCACCTTTAAAATGCATATACTTTGTATACTGCATGTTACCGTATGTTTCACTTTGTGGATATACACCGCAGTACATATCAAATCCGTAATCTTCTATAGCATCTTTTACTTCATAAAAAGTTTGAAATACTTTTCCTTCGTATGTGCTACCGCCAATTAGCAATACTTTGTCAATACCAGCTTTGCGCATTGCAATGCAGTTTTCGTGTAATTCTTTTTCACTCTGCAAATTACGTGCTGCAATATGTGCAACTGCTTTTGGACTGCCTGCTTGTTCATTTAATTCAATTGCTGCATCTTTAACTTTTGTTAAATTAGAATTAGGCAAATGTGTAATACTTACACTACTTGCTGTGTCAACTGCGTATTTACTGAGTTTTTGTTTGGGAGTTTTTTCTACACTAATGTCCATACAATTAGTTATCATAAAAATAGGCCCCGTAAGGCCTATTTTAAAACTTATAATACTAAAACTTAGCTGAAGCTTAGGTTGTTTGTTGTAACTTGTACTTCTTCTAAGTAGTCTGCTGCGTTACCTAGCGATGACGCAGTGTTTGATAGTTCAACATAACCATAACGTGTCATAAATGATACTGTTGGTTCAAATGTTGACGGATCAAGAACAACACCTGAAGACATTAGTGGGATGTATGGGCAGTAGAACGCTGCTGCGTCTGACTCGCTTGTACCTTTGTATCCAACCAATACGTCATCATCTGCTGCGTATGTGTTTACGTAAATTTTCATTGCGTTGTTCAATGTGCCAACCATTTTTGTGTTTGTTGGTGCTTCGAATGTACCTTCTGTAGTACGTGCAAATGCTGAAGTTGTAGCAGACTGTAAAATTGTCAATACAGCTGGAGATACAACAGCCCAGTTACCTGCGCCTCTACGTGTACGTTGTGCAATGCGGTTTGCTGCACGGTTGATTAGAACTGCAAGTGCTGCATGTTCGTCACCAACAAATGTAGCTGTACCAGATACTGCTGCTTGATCATATGTATCTGTACCTGTGCCTGCTAATGAGCTTAGGCTTGCTAGTACTTCTTGGTCGATTTCAGCAGTAATTTCTTGAGCAAGAGCAGCCATAATTTCTGCTTCTACGTCAATACCGTGTTGTGACTGAGCATCTTGAGCTGCTTCAAATGTCCAACGAGCACTCAACTTACGAGTTTTCGCTTCGACAGTTTGCTTCAAGATCTGAATGCTTAGTCTGTTGCCTGCTTCACCTTCAAGTGCCGCTGTTGCATCTGCTTTTGCAGTTGTTGCGTTACCTGAATATGCTTCAGCAATTTTGAATGGGCTTAGTGCTTCTTCACCAGCTGTTGCGCCTGATGCACCTGTACCTACTGTGTCGCTATAGCGTACACGTAGTGTGTGAATCTGACCAACTGGACCAGTCATTGGTTGTACACCAACTAGTTCGTTAGCAATAACGGTTGGCATAACACGTCTGATCACTGGAAGGATCACACGGTTTAGTGTTGCGATGTTACCGGCAGATGTAGCACCTGCAGTTGCGGTTTCAGCCAAATACTTACGAGTATTTTCTAGTGTTGAAGCCATTACTGCTTTCTTATTGCCTTGTAGGCCTTCAAGAAGTGCGCTTTTTGTATCGTGCCAGCGACTTTCTAATAGTTCTGACATTGGTTTCTCCTCTTTATAGTCCAGCTAGACGTTTTAAATCAATTACATTATGATCTACGTCTGCTTTGATGTCATTTGTTTGGGTTCTGTTGCCTGTTACTTCTTTTGCCTCTGCTAGTACTGCCTTCTTCTTCGCTGGAGTGTTACCGTCGATAACTGCCGGTAGGTATTTGTCAAACGCAGAACGAAGTCTGTCAGTCTGAACTGATTCCAGTAAGTCTACCATAATTTCACGCTGGTCTTTGCTAAGTGGCGCAACCATATCGTTTATAGTGTCTTTGCGTTTTGCACTTTCTGTAATCATTTTATTTTGATTAGCCTGTGCTTCCGCAAGTTTAATTGCTTTAGCCGCTGCTTCTCTTGCTTATCTCTTTTTTCAGACCTTTTGCAACTGTTTCTGATACCAATTTGGCACTTTTTTGAACAAAGTCTTTTTTAACTTTGTTTACATGAGCTTTGCCTTCACGTACTAAGCGTACTTTTGTTTCGGCAAGATCTTTTTTGTCTTCGTAAAACTCTGCAATTTCTTTTGCAAGTGACTCAACTACAAACTCTTCTAGAGCAACAAACTTATCAGCCATTGCTTTTTGATCTGAGTGTAGTTCCTTGATCTCAGTTGCTAGTTGTTCACTAACAAATGATTTCAATAGATTGGCATTTCTACGCTGTGCAATAGCAAATTTTGCTTTTGCTTCTGCTAATTGCTTGCGATCTTCTTGGAATTCTGCAATTTCTTCGCTAAGTTTTTCTGTCATCATAGCATCAATGGCTTCAACCATTGTTGTTTTATCATGCTCATACTTTTTAGCAAATTCTTCACGTAGTTCCGCAGTTGCTTGCAGGCGATTTTCTTTCACCTTTGCGTTCCATGCTTCTTCTAGTTCTGTGCGCACTTCTTCCGATAGTGCTGAATTTTCGAAGAGTGATTTTAGTGCATCTAACATTTTGTATCCTCTCCTAGTTAGCGGAGTTTGTCTATTATATCTAACAGACTCTCTTTTAAGTATTTTTGTGCCTTTTTATCGCCTTGAACTTCCCTTGATGTTTGGAACGCCCTATAACCGCCTCTGCTATTCATAAGATGTTCGTATATCGGTGTTGGGTATGCGCCTGGCGCACTTGGCTGCGCCACAACGTCTACAGTGATAATTTCAAAATCTGATACTTCACCGTTACCGCTTTCGCTTACATTTCCACTACCTCTCGATGAAACGCCTAGTTTAACACTGCTTTCTAGCATTGTTTTAACTAATTGTCCCATCGGAGTTGGTAGAATTTTTAGTTTACCATAACCGTTTGGTCCATCCATCCACATTTCTGTGATCATATGGCTTACACGGTCTAAGTTGATGTTTAGTCCATCTGGATGATCTACTTCACCTAACACTGAATAGCCACCACTAATCTGCTCGTTGAGCGTGGTGACAGCCCTGCCAATCTCATTTACGGGATAAACACGCTGATTTGCGTTGCGTACTCCACCTTGGATACAAATACCTTTCATAAAAAGGTCTTTGCCCTCGTTGGCAGACTCAACAACCATTTTAGCAGCATCAAAACTCAGATGTTCGGCTAATAGTTTCATACTTCAGTCCTTACTTTGCTCTGTTAGGTGCGCCGTTTAATGGGCTTCCTGCACCTTTGTCAGCAGTCTCACCTGCGCCTTTTTTCTCAGCGCCGTGGCCTTTGGTGCTTGCCATTTTGGTTGCACCTTTTGCACCAGGAACGTTTACGTTCTTGGTATTCATGTCCTTAGGATTCTGATCACTTAGTGCAGAACCTTTCAGGTTACCTTTGTTAGCTTCTACACCTGCTTCTGTATCGCCTTTTGCAATATTAGCACTTGTTCCGCCCATGTCGTTTTTACCTGCAACAATTGATTTGGCGTTTGCGCCGTTGTCGCCCATTGTTGCTGTTACTTTGTCAGTGTATTCACGCATGATTTCACTTGCGCTTTTAGCATCTTGTTTTACTTCTTCTTCATCTGTAGCTTCTTCAACTTCTTCGTCGGCTGCTTCATATGCAAT